CTTGATGAGCGTCTTGTCTGCCTCAAACTTGGCGGGGACTTCGCGCAGGTAGTCGTCTGGAAGCTGCGCCTCGTCAAAGACCTCCACCGCTTCGTCCCGTCCAACTGCGAGCGAGGCCTTGAAGATGCCGCGCTCGTCGGCAATCTCGCTGATCCCTGCTGCGGCCATGTGCTCTTGCAGGTAGCGGCGCAGCCAGTCTTGGCGGCGCTCTTGCGTCTTCACCTTGTCCATCAGCGTCTTGATGTAATCGCGGATGGCTTCGGTCTGGATACCGGATTCCACGATGTACGCGGCAACGGCCACGGCTTTGTTTGTCACGATGGCGCGGGCGTCTTCGTAGCCTTCGGGAAGCTCGCCGGTTTCAGGGTCGATCTGATCCAGAAGGCCGCGCACGGCTTCGGTAGCGGAGTGCAAAGTGATGTTCATGCTTCTTCCTTCGGTTTGGCTTGAGCCAGCTTCGCGGCAAAGGCGTCGTTCAGTTCGCCCTCGGCAGGCTGGTCGCCTTGAGCGCGCACAACGTCGATTGCTGCGGCCATTACCTTCTTGAGTTCGCCGGTTGTCTTGACTGATGCAATCTCGGCCTTGCGTGCATCAAGCCATTCACGGCGCTGCGGGTCAGCCTCACGCTTGCGGCCAGCCCATTCGGCGGCGGCTTCTGCGACGTACTTGGAGTCATCCCATCGGCCAGAGAAGATGTCGCCAGCGAAGCCGAGATAGCTTGCGCACTTCACCAGCGCATCAGTTACCGACTTCTTTGGGGCGTCTTCGTCCAGCATGAAAGAGCCCTTGCTCGTCACATAGCTGGCCTTTGTTTGCCCGACTTGCTCAAGCTCTCCGCGCTGCCCGTCCATCACGTACCAGAGGCGGACCACCGCAACGTGCAGCGTGTCGGTGTCGCTGAACCGCTCGAAACGCTCACTCAGGATCGTGAAGCCCCAGCCGATGCCGCAAGGGCCGAACTCATCAGTCAGCCGCTCTACGATCCAATAGGGTTTGGGGCTGTTGCCGCTGTACTGCTTGCCAGTGATCGGCTTGACGGCCTTCGGGTCGGTCATGCAGACCCTGTTCCACAGTTGCTTGGTATTCATGACGCTCTCCGCGTGTCGGGGTTTCGTTCAGTTGCTCACCCATCAGGTCATCCCAATAGGCGCTTTTGGTGCGGCTCATGTCGGCCTCACTTAGCAGTTGCGCCCATCAGGGCGGGCAGGTTTTCGATCAGGGGGCCAGCGACCGCAACGAGCAGCAGGCCAGCGAGGATGCCGACCACCAGCATGAGGAGGTATCCGAACGCGGCGACATCGACGGCGGCGGGTGTGACGCTCGGCTCGTGCATTTCGATGGGGCCGGGGTGCTGGGTGTTGACCTTCGCGCCGCCGTCTGCTTGGTGCAGCCATTCGGTGATGCGGTCGTCAGTGCTGGGGCGGTAGTCGATGGGCATGGTGGGATGTGGCAGAGGGTGAGTCAGGGCCTCGCAGGCTTCGATTGCTTCGCGTGGGTAGTCCATGCGGTGTCACAACACGAAGATGTCGCGCTCAGGCGAGTCGCCCTCTGTGCGGATGCGAAGGGCTTTAACGTGCGCGCCATCTCGGTGGAGCTTGAAAGCCTTGAAAATCAGCCCGGTCATGTATCGCTTATCAATGCGCTCCTTGCCGAACTTCGCATCAGCTAGTCGTGAGCGCAGCAATAGGATTGGTGACCCAGGCTCCAAGCCGGCGCCCGTTTCGAGTCCGGCAAAGAATGACTCGGCGGCAGCGTAATCAGCCCGATGGAATAGGTAGTGGCAGAATGCGCTGATGCCAGCGGTCGCATACCTCTTGCACCATGTAGACCCGGAAGACCATGAGGCCGACCTGCGCAGACCTGGGTTATTTGCCAAAATCGCAAGTTGCTGGTCAGAAGTTGGCGCATATGCGCCATTTCCGTGATGAGGATCGCCAACAACATCAAGTCGGTGCATGAGCGCCGTTGCTGCGGCAAGAATGTTGTAGTTCTTCTCGCCGGCCATTCCCATCATGTCGCCAGTTGTGCGAGCTATGCCACGGTCAATTGTCGTGAATGCGCTATCTGACAAGCCAGTCACAAGCACCACTTCCAAGCTGACACCAGACTTAATGATTGCCGACAGGCGGTGCTGCCCATCCAAAAGCCTGCCAGTGTTTGACACGCGAATCGTGTCGCCATTGGTCTGCCATTCACCTCTCAGCATGGCATTGGCCAGCTTGATTACATAGTGGTCACGCTTCGGGCGGTTTTGATCGTTTGCCCCGATAAGCTGGGATGCACGATCCGGCGTCATGGTGACGACCTCGGTGCGTATTTGTGTTTGGATGCTCATGGTTTTTGGGTGGATGGTCATTTGGTCAACACGTCGAAGTAGGCGAGGGCACAGGCCAGCACAAGGCCAACGGTGATGATTGTGGTCACGACCCCGACAGCGCGCTCAACCAGCGGGCGACGGTGAACCTCGATGGCCACCGACTCAGTGCCGGTGCAGGGGTGTCGAGAGACCACCTCAGCCCAGGTGCGGGGGTAGGTGTAGGTCAGCAGGTCGATGCGGCTCATTTCTGCGCCTCCACTTCAGTGACTTGCCAGTCAAGATCCTCAAGGAGCCATTCGGCCAGCTCTTCGCCGGGGACGTTCTTGGCAATCTCGCTCAGCAGCTTGCGCATGTGTGTTTGACTCACGTTCAACGTGACTTCCATCTGAGGGAGGCCGCTGCGCACATGGGTGTAGTTGGCAATGGGGCCGATGCGCTCGACCGGGAATGTCAGTTGGCTCATGCTTGCCTCCGTGCTTCAACGATGGCGGCTGCGCGCATGTCAGCGTGCAGGGCGATGGAATCAGCGGTGGCCTGTGCGGCCTCCTTGTCGGCTGCGCGTTCTGCGGCTGCGCTGGCAAAGCCCAGGCACTGATTGACGTGGGCCGGGTCGATGGGGTCATCAAAGTCCGGGTCGGTGGCATCGCAGGCCATGTCCATCGACTCAGACACCGCGCTCATCGATCCAGCGCACTGCGCCGTGATGCGGGCCATGTCCAGAATCAGATCGTGGAGCTGGGCCATGTTGATGTGCCCGCCGTCAACTTGTCGAAGGGTGAGCATGGCGAGGTCTGCCGCGCTCAGTTGGGGTGTGCTTCCCATGTCGTCTCTCCTGTGTATGGGTTCCGGCGCCTGGTGTCCGGGGGTGATCGGGTATCAGTACCGTGCGCTGGTCCATCGCTGACGCGCCCAAGCTGCGCGCTATGAGTACCGGCCATTTGCCCCTGACCGGCCGCTGCGGAGGTCGCGGTTTCTCGGGGGAGTTGTCAAAGCCAAACGTCCGTGTGGGCGCTTGGGTTTGGCCGCACTGCCCGCGGCTTCTCCAGTTGGGCAACTCCCCGACGAATCGGGCTCCCAACCTGGCGAACTGGCTTCGCCTGTGCTGATCGTTGAAGTGCTGTAGGGGGAGGGCCGGGGCGCGAACCCGGCAAGGTCTTATGTGGGCATCACCTGTTTCAGCTTCTTACCTGCCCGCTTCGATAACGGGTCATCGGCAGGGCCTTCCTCAATGCCTGCGCACCTAGTCCCTACTGGCCTCTTTGCGCACACAACATGCGCCAGAACCTCCATCTACTCACCAGATGCCGCGTGTCTCTCCACGCCGCCTCCCTCTACAGCACTCCTATCAGTGCCGTTTCACGTTCGCGCCCCTCTGTGCGCGTCACGTTCCAGTACGTTGCTGTTCTTGGTGCCGTACCACCTCACCGTGCTGTCTCGCCTGCACGGATATGCGCCCACTACCAATTCAATGGCTGCCAACTGCCAAGCAAGCTCGGCGGCTGATCTGCGGGGATTGAGTTTTGAAAGAGCGGTGACGTTGTTTGCGTCGATGGGTGAACTTTAGCGCACTAAAGCAATGAACGCAAGTAGGCTAAAGAAAAATGTTTTAGGGGCTTGCTTTTCTGCTTTAGTGCGCTACAATCTGGCGCATGGAAAAGAAAACCGCAATTGATCTGCTTGGTGGGTCCGTCACCTCCGCCGCCCTGGCGTGTGACATCAGCCCGTCCGCTATCTCCCAGTGGCCCGACATCCTTACCAAGGATCAGACGCATCGCGTCCAGGCTGCTCTGTGGCGGAAACAAGAAGCCCTGCGCACCAAGCGCACCCCCCGCAAGCAACACGCCGCGCAGTCGCCGGAATGAATCGACGGCGATGTCTGCGGCCACAAACGTGCAGGCGAAGAAAAAGGCCGGATCGACGGTGCGTGAACACCTCCCCGGCCTTCTCAAGACAAGGGCAATTATGCAACTGATCACCACGACAAGCAACGACTCGAAGAAGGCTCGCGTGTTTGGCTACCTCTACGTCGCCGTGTTCAGCAACGGGACAGTGAAGGCCGGCATGGCAAAGAGTGATGCTCAAAGTCGCATCACGACCCATGCCCATGCTGGTCGCGCATTCTGCATTGAACTGTCTGATTCATTTGTTGCCTCCATCTATACGGACGATGTAAAGCAGCGCGAGACGCAGATGCACAAGGAGCTGTCCAAGGTCGCGCGACTTACAGCAGGACGAGAGTGGTTCAAGTTCGACAAACTCGATAGCGCCGTTAATTTCTCCTCCTCGTACCTTCATGGCGTCGAGCGGATGTCATTCGTTGAGCGCCCATCAGAGCATGAGGTGACGCTCTCTCGCAAGAAAAAGGCATCTGCCATTGATGAGATTCAGCGCCGATTTGACGCGACTCGCGCCAAGCAAATTGCGCAAAACGACTCGGCGACCAATGAAGAGATTGATGAAATTGTTGGGTTCCTAAACAGCAAGTCGGATGCGCTGGTGTGTGCGATGGCTCGAAATGTTGCCCATTACGAAGACTATCTGTGGCTTAACGAGCACCCAATGCACGCGCAAATTCCGCTGGTGGCGAAGGCGGTTGACGAGTTCTATGAGAACCCTGATTTTGATGCGGCATCAGATGGCCCTATGACGCGCAAAAACGCAATGGACATCATCCTCGCGGCGGTCAACTACCGGCAGTTCTTCGTGCAGGCCATGTCATTCAAGGATCAAGAGGTGCCCGCATGAACGCCTTCAGCCCCCACTACGTCAGCCAGATCGACACCAGCGACATCACCCGCGCCCGCAAGCTGAGCGAGTCCAACACCAAGAGCCTTCCCATTCCCCGTTTCGCTGCTTGGCACAGATCAGCATGGCGTCAGGGTCGGCGGGGTTGTAGGAGGCTTCGCCGGTTTGCAGCGCGATTTCCTTGGGCTTGTTGCGCCAGTGGATGAGCATGTTGTCAACCTGATCGGTGATCGAGCCTGAGCCCTTGGCGTCAAACTTGCCGGGGACCATCCCCTCGTTCATCAGCTTCTTGATGTGGTGAATGAGGTGGATGTGAATGTCGTGGTCCTTGGCAATCGCGCACAGCTCGTCCACGAGGTACTTCTGGCCGTTGTAGTCGTCCTCGCCCCTCACGCACTTCATCAGCGAGTCGATGAAGATGTGTTGAATGCCCAGCTCCTTTGCGCAGTAGCGGGTAACGGCCACGATGGTTTCTGGCGTCACGGTGCCCTGCTGGTCGTACAGCCATAGCCGGCCATCCGTCCAATCTGCGAACTGGCGCACGATGTCCTTGTAGCCCGCGATGATGTCGGGGTGGTCGCTGATCTGCGCAGGCTCATCACCTGAGAACTGGCGGGACATGCGTTGCAGCGTCTTGCGCGGCTTCATCTCAAACGAGGCCACGCACACCTTCTGCCCCTGCCCCATCAGGCTCAGCGCCAGTTGGCCGGTGATCAAGCTCTTGCCGTGGCCGTTGATGCCTGCCCACAGCGTGACCTCACCCTGACGGAAGGCGAACTGATCGCGGCACTTGGCCCACGGCAGATAGGCCAGCCGCTCGACGTTGGGTGTGTACATCCAGTCCAGCAGGTCTTCCACGAAAACGCTGGCGGGCTTGACCTTCTGCTTCGCCTCGGTTTCCTCCAAGTACGCGCTGAAGTCGATGTCGTCAATTTCGATTACCGAGGCCATACAACCTTCTCCCCGTCTTCTGCGAGCCGCATTGCTTTTGTGATTTCGATGCGGTGCGGGTTGCTGGTGTCGAACCAGAACGCTTCAACCACCTTGGCCCCGGCGCGGAAGCAGGCCCGCGCAACCTTCTCTGTCGCATCGCTGTCCGGCCCGTTGACCATCACCTTGTTGACGCCAGCGAGGCACCGAAGGTCTGCCAGGTCAATCGATGCGGCTTCGCGCTCGCCCATGTGAATGTCAACGTGCTTGGAAACCTTCTCCGTTAGCTTTCTCGCCCACTGCTGCATGGGCAGCATTTCGACCCAGACCACGGAAGGCTTGCGTCCAGCGCAGCGCATACGAACGATGTTTTCAATGCCTCGCATCAGATGGCCCCCGCAAAGATGTTGTTCTTGACTGGCTTGAGGTCGATCACCGGCTTTGCGTTACGGCACCAGTTGCGCCAGGTCGCTTGCCAGTCCAGCTTTGCCGCCTCACGCCCGGCCTTTGAGCACCAGAAGTCTCGGAACTTGTCTGCTTCGATGCGCACCACTTCGGGGGTCCAGGTCTTGAACTCGGAAAGAGTCCACTCCCCCCACGCTTTAGGCAATTGCCAGTCTTGAGGCAGGCGAGAGCCGCGCTTGTTGGCCGCGCCTTGTGCGGCATCAATAAGTTCTTCTCTACTCTCCTCTTCTCTAGGCGTTTCTTGGCGTTGCGTGGCGTTGCATGGCGTTGCATCTTCACTTTCTGGCGTTGCATGGCGTTGCTTTTGGCGAAACGCACGCGAACGCTCAGTGCTGCTGTCGCCTTCACGCTCACGCTTTGGTTGGCGTTTCACCCAAGATGAAACAACGCCATCACACACAAGGCCACGCACGCCCATCTGAACCAGCACAGAGGCAGTCAGACCATCATCAAAACCAAACAGGCAGTCGATG